ACGCTGAGCGATGTTGTCACCCTCGGTACCGCCGGGGTGGATGCCAGCTCAGGATACAACATCAATACAACTCTGGCGGGGAAGTGGGCCTGCATGCCTGCCATGCTGGGGCTAATTACCGGGGTTATATCGGCTGGCGGTCAGCCGCAGCCATACATGGCCATATACAAGAGCATGGCAAAACTTGAGGGAAGCAATACGCGGATATTCGCCAGGCCGCAGACAACCCCCGGCGGCAACCTTCAAAACGTCGCGTATTCGAATCTGAGGAACGTGATTATGGCCATTAACTGCGCCAACTATGATTGATCGTTTTGAACGATCAATTTCGAATAATTGATCTGCCAAATCAATTATATCCCGTTGATTCATATTGATATTGTGTAGCTTCATGAATGCCCTGGGATATAACAACTATGAAAAATATGATTCTTTGCCTGGCGGTAGCGGTATTGCTCTCCGGTTGCGCTGGCGTTATTGAGAAGCAGCAACCCGTATGCACCGGAACAGCCCTGATCGGCGGACAGGAAAGCAGCGTCCAGATCTACGGAGTCCGTAAACAAAACAATCAGACGCAGTACCGCGCCGGCTATCCCTTTAACTGGTCATGGGTGAGCGCCAACACGTTCACCAGCACCACCTGCCACTAACCCGTTCAGTTTTGAACAAACCTCGCTCCGGCGAGGTTTTTTATTGCCTGGAGAAAATATGATTTATACCACTGGCACCATCGCCATCAGCGGAAACACCCTTACAGGTACCGGCACAAACTTCACTGCTGCTGGCTCATTAATTCGTAACGGCTGTACTGTTATTGCTATGACCAGCCCTGTGCAGGTATTTCAGATTACCGCGATTGGAAGCGCAACAAGCCTCACTGTTACGCCAGCGGCCAGCCCTGCCATTCCGGCTGGAACCAAATACGCCATTCTTCTGAGCGACAGCCTGAGCGTGGACGGTCTGGCGCAGGACATCGCTGAAACCTTCACAATGTACCAGCGCTATATGAGCGGATTCGCTGATGTGATGAACGGGACATCTGATGTCACCATCACTATCAATGGCGTTGCCGTTACCGTGCCGGGTCAAAAATCTCTGGCGAAGAAAGGGGATAACAGCGACATTACCAGCCTTTCTGGGCTGAAAACAGCTCTCAGCATTGAGCAGGGAGGGACCGGGGCAAAGAATGCCGCTGACGCTCGCACAAAACTCGGTTTAGGAAACAGCGCTACACGAGACGTTGATAGCCAGTTTTCCCCAGGTTCCGCGTATCTAAACGGAGCTGCTGTCATGGCGCAATGCCATCGCGATTATCGCAATATCGGCCCTTACGACGCTATATCCCAGTACCCGCTCGGTATGTCTTTTGGCATACAGCTTGGAGGAAGTGGCTGGGGTGGCGGTAGCGGGGCAGACACCTACACGGGCATGCTAACACTCCGTGGCTGGCATGATGCATCGGGTGGTGGCTATGTGTCGTGGCAGCTTGCCTCAACATCTCAGGGACTGAAGTATCGTCAGGGCAATGGAACAATCCTGGGTAATGCTAACGTCGGATTCTCAACGACGCATACCCTTTATTCTACGCAGAACACCACGAAAGCCAGCGACGGAACGCTTAAAGCTGCATCACCGATCGCCAGAATCGTTAAATCTCAGGAAGAGAACCAGCGTACGGATGTTGACGAAGTAGGCTTCACCTGGTGCGGCTGCGGCACGGCTAACGCCGAGGCAGAGGGAGTATTTATTTCTCGCCTTGATACGGGGGTTTATGAACTCACTGGTTCGGCAGGCCTGGCATCAGAAGGCTGGCAATTGCTGCCGCCAATGGACCCAGGTGGAATGGGAGAACTGGGTGTCGTTGAAGCTGAGCAAACAGAAAACGGTGGGCTGACGATTCGGCTTTTTAAGCGGAAATACATGCTCAGCGAAGAAGGCGAAATTGTTAAAACAAAAGGGGCTCCTATAGATGTTCCGGCCAACAGCTGGATCGACGTTCGACTCGACATGCCTGATGATAGCATTTGGAATACAAGATCTTCTGAAGCTTCTCTGGAACTGACAGAGCAGCCAGCAGTCATTCAGCCTTAAAAATTAATAGGCGAACCCAAATTGATCTGCATTCCATTTAAAACTACTGTATATAAACACAGTAATAAAGGGAGTGCAGATTATGCCCCGAATTTCAGATATTCAGGCCGCCTTTATTGCGGCCATAGAGCTTAACCCAAAGGGCTACCGCTATCTGAGAACAGACAGCTTTATAGAAAAGTTGCGTGGTTTTAACTGGCACTTCACCCGAGCCGACGCCAATGCATGGATAGAGCGCAATCAGCCAGGCTTCGCTGACAAGACGACAGACGGTAGTGATAACCGGTACTGGATCCTGAGAAACATGGGGAGGGTCCTCTGATGGGATTTGCATCACCTGCTACCGATTACGTCGAACGCCAACTTTCTCCATCCGTTCTGTGCAACATAGGGGCCGAAAGCAGGGTGCTTGAAACAGATGTTGGGTTTGCAGTCATTGAGCCAGCCACGAAAAAAAGGCCAGGAGATGTATTGTTAATTTTGTGCGACGGCCACACGCAGTTTGCAAAACTGATGGGCAAGGCGCTCATTACGGATGATGGTGAAGCGATTGAGGGATCAGCGCTTGAAGGAGTGGAAGTGCTGGGTAGGGTGACGTTCTTCATCAACCGCGCGTTGGGTGATGATGACTGCCCGGTGATGTAGGAGGGAAATTACACAGCTATACCATTTGGCATGGCTGTGTACTCTCTGTGTCACAGTTGTGTCATGCATGGATGAATCAGAACGAAATACGACAGCAAGCAATGACACGTAATGACACAAACGCGTTGCGAGCGCGGAAAAACCAATGATATTACAGTGCGTTAAATAGTACTCTACGTTCTTCTAAGCCGTAGGTCGTAGGTTCGAATCCTACAGGGCGTGCCATTTAAAAACAGGCGCTTACGCCAGTTTCAAGCCAGCCTGATTTTCTTCATGAAACACCCATCGCGAAAGTAGCGTTAACGCACATTTTTCACAGCACAATTGACTGTTATAACAGTATTTTTCTTACGCTGTGGCAATTTTATTATTCCTCTACCATGCTCATATCACCTCACTCTCACTCGTGGGGCTTTTTGTAGTTGCTGATTAATCTCAAGGAAAAAGGTTATGAAAAAAACGACTGCTATTTTGATGGGCGCTGCATTTCTGTTTACCACCAATACCTTTGCGGCTGAACTGCTGACGAAAAACGAGTTTGAGAAAGTTGAATCACAGTATGAAAAAATCGGTACCGTGAGCACGGCTAACGAAGTCTCTGTCGACGATGCGAAAAAAGAGCTGGTCGAAAAGGCCGATAAAGAAGGTGCTGATGTACTGGTGCTGACTTCCGGTAATACAAACAACAAAATTCACGGCACCGCCGATATTTACAAGAAAAAATAA